CCACCATCAGCCATGCGCTCCATGTTGGGCGCTTGTAGTCCGGCAATACCGGGCGCTGGCTGGGGCTGCTGACCCATCGCCATGATGGCTTGATCTGCCACTTTGGGTTGGGGCTGGGCCATCTGCGCTTGGGCGGCAGCACGCATCTTCTTGCGTGCAATGTCTTCCGAAATCACCATCGGGAAGATGTACGGGTCTTGCTTGTACATCATCGCCATGCGCTGCAACGCCTGATCCGGCATCATGCGCAGTTGCTCAGTGAACTGATTGACGTTCGGGATCATGCTCAACGCCCCATGTTGTAGATTGCCAGATCAGCCAGCCCTGCAGGCTTCTCTCGGTACGCGACGTCTTCGACTTTACCGCCGTCCTTCATGCCGAACAGCTTGCTTGCGCCTAGAGCAGCGGTGCCCAAACCTACAAGCTGCGAAGTCGTAGAGGGTGGTTGACCATACACTGACGTGCCGGTCTGCGTAAGCGGGACACCACGCAAAATATCGGACATGAAGCCCATCTGCCGGAACGGATAGTTCTGCGCATTGAGAAAATCTTGGTACTGAGCGCCCAGGATGTTCTGCATTTGTTGCTGTTGCTGACCACCATACTGAGCCTGCAACTGATTAAGCGCCACGTTCTGACCGAACTGCGTCTGGCCCAGATTGCCAAGTTGTTGCGCTGACTGGAGCGCCGCCTGCAGGCCCTGCAGCCCCAGACCGGCGCCATACTGGCGTGATTGCTCACCAAGCTGCGCAGCCGCTTGGTTGTACTGAGCGCCTAGACCGGCTTGCTGCATCAGGTTGCCATAGCCAAACTGACGAGACTGCTCAGCCATCTGCTGTGCCTGCATCCGGGCTTGTTGCTCGGCCAACCGCGCTTGGAGGTCTTGCTGTGCACCGAACTGCTGAGTGCCAAGAGCGGCCTGCAGGTTCTGACCACCCATCGTGATGCCTGCCTGCTGATTGGCCAGTTGAGCTTGCAGACGTGCAGCTTGCTCAGCGTTGAACTGCTGCTGCGCCTGCTGGTATGCCGCTTGCAATCCAGTAGCCTGAATGTCGCCCTTCTGCATGGCGAGGTTGCGTGCAGCTTCGGCGTTCTCGATGGCTTGGCGTGCACCACCAAACGCACCGGCACGGGCGTATTTCTGACCGCGAGCAGTAGCGGCGATGTCCGCTTGGCGCTGAGCCTCACGTTGCTGGATGTCCACCACATTCTGCATGTAGGGAGACATGTACTGAGACGCAGTGCCTTGGCCAGTAAGAGAGTCCGTGTACACACGCTCCGCAGGCCCAAGCTGGTATGTCGTCAGATCACGCGTCGATACCCCCGGAGCCGTGAACTTGGTGGGCTGATAAGACGAAACAGGGCTGTAGAAGTTGGCAAACTGCGACGGTTTGTACTGGTCGTACGCCAACGCACGCAAGCCTGCGGTACCTGCCATAGCCGAAGCGTCGGCCAACTGAGGTGCTGCCTGCATCGCTTGAGCACCGGCAAACGCCTGTTGCTGCAGCGGGGAGAACTGCGCAAACCGGTCGCCCTGATACTGCATGTAGGGCTTGAAGCCGCTGATTTGGGGCATCCCAGACGAGTCCAAGACGACGTTACCGGAAGCATCGCGCGCATAGTCAAACAGCGTGCTCTCAGCCCCGCCTAGCAGACGCTCGGCATAAGGCGCGACCTGCGGTGCAAAGCCGGTCTGGTATTCGATCTGCTGTTGTTGAACAGTAGGAGCAGTAGACATGATGCTTCCTTATGCAGGCAGGTGCTTATCGGCGCGGGTGTTCTTGGCCACCCTGCCTTTGCCGGTTGTCTTAGCGCGTGCACGCTGCACACGATCCATCATTGCGTAGAGTTTGCGAGCGCCTGCTTCAGTCGAGCCGTTGCCCAGTTCAGAAACGATGCGTGCCGGGATCACAAACTCACCATCGGCAAGGCGGGCGGGTTGACGATTGCCGATAACCGCCGGGATGCTGTCGCTCACGCCATCACCAGGGCCGCGCAACAAACGGCCACCATCGGAGTATCCGCCCAGATTGAACTGACCACCCCGAGCAGCACCGGCTGCAATAGCCGCAAGCCCGCCTTTGCGCATACCCGCTAACAAATCAAGCTCTTCGTCGGTGTAGTTGGGGCCACCAACATCGTACTCAGAATCGAACGGCCCAAAGTCATAACTGCCTGTTTCTGCAGCCGCACGCGCTATCTCCAGTTGGCGCTGGAGATAGGCTTCTGCCTGCTCTTGCAAGATGTCCCGCTGAATCTGTTCAATGTTAAGCACGTCTTCTACTTCGGCTCGACTCGCATTCAGCGCCGCCTCGTTGGCCAGCAGTTCGCGCATAGCGGCGTCTGTGTAGAACCCGCGATCCACCACCGGAACCGTAGACGGGTCTTGCGTACCAAACAAAAGATCGGTGATGGGCGTGCCGCTGAGTGCGGTGTACTCAGTACCGGTTTCTGGGTTGATGCGAGTCGTTGTTCCACCTCCGGTTGTGGTTGTTCCACCTCCGGTTGTGGTTGTTCCACCCAACAGCGTTGTCACGCCGCCACCCGTGGTTGTAGTGCCCCCACCTGTAACGGCGCTGTTTGTTACGGTGCTGCCACCAGTTGTCGATGTGCCGCCAGTGCCAGTGCCAGTGCCAGTGCCAGTGCCAGTGCCAGTGCCAGTGCCAGTGCCAGTGCCAGTGCCAGTGCCTGTGTCTAAACTCTGCGCGGTCTGTCGGGTTGGCGTAGTGGGAATTGTTTTGCGCCCGAAGAACCCAGGTGCAGAAGCAATACCTGAAGCCTCAAGGTAAGGCCGCATCAATGGTGCATTGCCGGGGAGTACTTGGTTGACAGGATACGCGCCACGACCCATCAGGTAGTCGTAAGCCGACTTGGTGCCGCCGGTCATGCTGGCAAAGCGGAACTCGTTGTAAGCCGCACGCGCCTGCATCTCGGGAATGCCTTTGGCCTTGGCAAAGTCCAGCACCTCGTTAAAGGTAGCGTTGGGGTTGCCTTGCAGGTACCGCGTGAGCATGTCCACAACAGCGTTCTGTGTGTAGGTGCGCTGTCCGGGAGTAATGTCCGTAATGGTCGGCATGCGCGTTGCCCCACCACCCTGCTCGTAGGCAGACCGAACTTGGTCCATAGTCTGCGGTGTGGGCTGGAAGGCGGGACCTAGCGTGACTTCAGGCTGAGGCGCCGTGTATTCGGGCGTTGTAGTGTCGCCGCCGTAGGTTTGGTCGGTGCCGCTGTAGCCAGGAGTCGTTGATCCTGACACAACCGAAACAGGCGCGACCCGCCGATTCCTAAACTCTTCCGACTGCATGATGTTCTGCCGAATTTGTTCAGGCGAGAACTGCGATGCTTTGTAGAACTCAAACCCGCCTTGATCCGCCTCGCGCCCCAACAGGTCGCGGTAAATCTGGCGAAGCTGGTCGTCCGTAGCGCGAGTGCCAGTAGCGTAGGGGATGGCTTGCGAACCCGCTGCAATTTCACGGGCAAAGGGGTTGGTGGCAGTCGTAGAGACAGCGGCAGGTGCTTTGTACGCTAAATCCGCTACGGACTTACCCGTAGCACGGAGTACATCGGCTTCGTTAATGTTAACCGCAGCCATCGCCTGACGGATCTGCGCTTCCGTGGCTTGCGGGTTCTCTGCCATCCACATTTGGATGTTCTTGTTCATCCCCTCCAAACCGGTAAGTCCTGTGCGCGAGCGCCAGTCAGGCTGCGTCAACACATTCTGCAAACCGCCCGAACCACCACCAGCAGCAATAGCGCGACGGATGTCTTCGGCGTCTACGCCGTACTGATTAGCAGCAGCTTGAATTTGGCTATAGGACAGGTTGGGGTTCTGCTGAACAAAGTTCTGAATGTTTTGGTTTAGACCAGCGAGGCCCGTCTGACCCCCAACGGAAGTCCAATCTGGCGAAGTCAGAACCGTGCGCTCGGCGCCAGACACGGCAGGAGAACCGCGCTGTGCAGCCAGTTGCTGCAGCGTTTGCCAATCCGCGTCGGTCTGCTGACCTGCAGCTTGCCGGATGGCGGCGTCATTAAAACCTTGGCTCAGGAACTTGTTGTACAAGTCGGCCTTCTGCTGAGGTGTGTAGGTACCGATGTCCGAAGGAAGCGAAGGGCCACCAGCGGCCAGAGCCACGATGCCGCCGGAAGCCATACCACCGGGTTCTTGTTGTGCCGGAGCAGGAGCGGGCGCTGGTGCGGTAGTTCCTGCACGGTTGATTGCCGAGAACATCGGCAACTGCTCCAGACCGCCCGTGTACTGGTTGTACGCCATCGGGCGGATGCGTGGTGTGTACTGGAAACCAGTACCACCAGACGGCATCGGCGTAGCTGTGGGCACAAACGCATCTGCGCCGAGCATGGCGGCTGTACCGGCTTTCAACAGACCAGACGTGCCCCCAACACCCTGCATAAATGCAGAGCGACCTGCTTCCGTACCAAGCCCCTTAACTCCCGCCATAAATGACGGCACCAGACTAGGTGTTGCCCCTTTGGCCTTCGCTGCGCTTTCAGCCAACCGCTGAAGACCCTCAGAGCCAAAACCTGCGGTTTGCTCAGCCAACATAGCTGCTTGAGAGCCGGTTCCTGTAGCAGCACCGGGAACCCCCATTGCGCCTGCAACACCTTCGGCCCCAGAAGCACTCATCAGCCCACCAGCCAACGAAGCGCCGCCGTAGGCGCCCAGACCGGCCATGATGCCTTGCTTCAGACTGCCGGTGGCCAGACCTGTAAGACCTCCAACCGCGATAGCCGTACCTGCAGCACCACCCAAACCGAGCATCCCACCAATAGCAGTACCGACGCCGGGGGCGATGAAGTTAAGGGCAAAACCTGCAATCGCAGGCAGTAGTTTCTTCAGAAAACCAGCTTCTACTAGACCCGTCTCAGGGTTGACGGTAAGCGATCCACCGTGTGCCAAAGCGAGCGCCTGCAGACCCTGGACTTCTCCGGGGGTCATGTGGACGAGCATCTTGTCTTCGCCTCGGCCTTTTTCAGCGAGGTGGTTGGCTAGTGCAACAAGGCTCATGTGCGCCCCTTGGAATTGATTGGGTTCATTTTATTGGGTCAAGTCGTAGAAGGAAAGCGACCCGACCACGTCACCAGTGGTGGCCCCAGATACGGTTCTGACAGCAACGGTATAGATGTCACTGACTCCGGCGATGGACGCACCCAACTGCAAGTCAAAGTTGTAGTCAGACGGCAAGGATGTTTCTGAAACACCTGCCGAGCCCGATGCTGTTACAAAGTTTGTCTGCACGATGGTGCCGCCCGTGGTGGCCGTAGCCGCTACATCAAACTCCACGTTGGAATCACTGGGCACGGCTGACCAAGACGCCCCGGTCAGGGTGGGATTCTTGAACAGCGCCACCTCGTAGTTTTGACTGGTCGTGGGCAGAACCTGCACCCGGTTGGGCAACACAACCGCGCCCGTCCGACCAGCAGCAAGTCGGATAGAAACAACGGGCAAAAAGGTCGTTCCGATGGTCCCCAAGATTGTGGTGCGACGCGCCACATGGTCGATGGATGTCTGCTCAAACCCACCTTCAGATACCACCGAGCAGCAGATGGCCTTCATCGAAGCCGCCACCGCAGAGGTCACCGACTTGATCTCGTACCGCACCGGCAGGATGGCCGTTGTCATGTAAACGCCGGTGATCTCGTTGGCGTTGTTGAACGTGTGGCAGACGATGTACTGGCCATTGATGATGAAACCGCACCGGACTGAGCCAACGCCAAGCCATTCAAAGTCCATCCACAGAATCTGCGCCTTAGATGGGTCAAGCGTCAGGCCCGAATCCCCGGTGCCATTCAGTTTGTCGCCGTTCCAGTCGGCCTGATTCACAGTGCGGACATCAGACGGAGTACCCGTCACGGACGAACGCAGCACAAACGAGTAGGTGCCGTCGATGCGCTGAAAGAAGACGCCGTTGTTGTCGTTGTAGTACCCCACGCGTTGCGTGAGGTTCAAACTCATGCTGCTGTCCATCACAAAGGTGGCGAGCACCAATAGGCCCTTGCCCGGCTGATACGGGAAAGAGCGATAGGTCTGGCGCAGCACAGAGCCGACACCAGCCCCGGTGACTTCCATCTTGATCGCCGCTTCGTTGGACAGGAATGTCGTCGTTCCAGTGCCGGTTGTGGCCACGTCAAACTGGTTGTCTGCGGCGTAGCGGTTTTGGCTGTCGAAGAGCGTGTAGGGTTGGCTGACCCGCAGCCGCCCAAAGGCATCCGTGTTGGTGCCGCCGATGGAGATTGGGATTGGGGATGTCGTTGCCACGATGGCTCTCAGTAATGCGTCCAGGCGATTGAAGTACAGGCGCAGGACGTTGTTGAACTGCTCGTGATAACGCGACTCATAGTCCCGTGGGGCCAGAGGCAGGTTAGGCGGCGCAGGTACGGTTGCATCTTCAATGAGGAACGTCATCGCCGCCCATCCGGTCTGATGTCGATACGAGGCGCGCCAAGCTGCCAGCACGTGTTTAGCTGCTCAGAGTTGATCTTGAAAATCATCTGGCGCCCGCGCACGCGGGTGTAAATCTGCCCGGTGAACTCTTCGGTGATGTTGTACGTCGAGCCCTTGAGCACGTTTTGACCTGCGCTATCAATGCTGCCAGAGCCTGAGTTGTACAACCCGTAGAGCGTCATCGTCACCGTGGGTGTCGTCGCCGTTGAGTTCTGGAAGGTCAAGTCGGGCAGCACCCGCCACACAAACCCGAAGTTGTGGCCATCGCCGATGTCGAACTCAGACGACGAGATGTAGGCACTAATCGCGGACTCAGCACCAGCGACGTTGTCGTTCAGGCCAGCCTCGTGATACACAAGCGTGTGGCTGTAGGTAGCCGCCATCGGGAAGTCGCGCAGGCCAGAGTCAAGCCAAGCGGTGCGACCCATCGTGCCGTAGTACCAGATGCGTTCGAGGTAGTTATAGACGACGTACTTGTCGATGGCGTTGGAATTGGCCGAGCAGTAGAACCACCAGACTTCGTTGAAGCCCTCGTTGGTTCCGGCAAAAACCTGCTGCGCTTGAGACTGATTGAAGTCGCTGAACACGTACCGACGCAGGTCGCAGGGGAGCGTCTGCACGCGGCCATCGTAGGCGTAGAACTTGTCCACACCCATCCAGTAAACGATGCCGGAGGCAATCGCCGCAGCGTTCTGCCCCACGATAGAGATGTTGTCGCCCAGAAGCTGCGCGCCCCAGAAGATAGGCGCGTCAAGATATTGCAACGAGTACAGGGCCGAGTCCGTGAAGACCACGATTTCCTGACGAGCTTGGATCGCCGTCACGATCTCTGAGCCGTGAGACAGACGCAAACTACCCGCTTGGTTGGTGGCTGCGGGTGTCCAGTTGTACGCATCTTCCTGATCTGACCAACGAATCAGCATCGGGTCTTGGACCGCGCTGCCGTAGTCGTTACACCCAAAAGCAAACAGGAAGCGGTTGATGTCCGAGACAAAGATGTAGTTCTGCACCGTAGGCACATCAGATGCGCCGACTGCTGTGGCCAGATCAAAACCTCGAACAGTCACACCCGTCGTGGCGTCCCAGTAATAGATGCCGCCGTTGCGTGGGCCAAAGACCAAGTCCTCACCCCAGTTGCCTTGACTCCAAACACGTAGCGACGTTGTGGTCGTACCGCCCGTACCCCAAGCACCGGAACTCCATGTGCCTGCACCCCAACCAGTAAACGGGATGGAAAACTCAGGGCCGGTGTTGATTTGGTATGCGGCAACGACAGCAGAGCCACCGTAGCTGCCCGCAGAAACTGCGGTGGCCGTCGTGATGGTGAACGAGTTAACGCCTGCCGCCGTTACCTGATACTCGCCGTTGAATAGCGACGTGCCACCCGGGCCAAGCGTGTCGGTTGATCCGCTGAAGGTCACGAAGTCGCCGGTAACCGTGCCGTTTGCAGTGGCCGTGACCGTCACTGTCGTGGTGCCGTTGCCCGTAAACGGGTCGGTGCCTAGCGTGACAGTCGAGCGTATCGGTGTCACGTCAAAATACGCACCACCACGCTCGATGTAAAACTTCAGGTTGGTGCCAACACCAACAAGGTTTAGGTTGTTGAGCGTTACCCAGTTCCACAACGACCGGCACGTGCCCAGAAACGTGGACAACGAAAGCGGCTCCCAGCCGCCGATTACTTCAGGGTTGCCTTGGCGAAAGCGCACCTTGTCGCACTCGTACCAGCCCCCTTCGGTCGTGTACCGGGTGTTCTCGCGGTTGACTCCGGGCTTGAACAGGATTTTCTGGAGTGGCATAACCGTATTCTCGTGTCAAGACAAGAAAAGGGCAATCTCTGCCTCGCGGCGTTTTACCAGACCCGGCAGGACTTTGCCACCGCCCATCGTCCACTGGCGGAAGGCGTCTGCCGCCCC